GCCGGCGCCCTGCGCGACGCCTGCAGCCGCGGCCAAGGCCGTGACCGCGGTGCGAATGCCGCCAATCGCCAGCACGATGCCGGCGGCGCCGGCGACATCGATACCGAAGCCGATCGCGCGTGGGGCTTCCGCGAGTTGGTCCGCTGATGCCTTTGCCAGCCCCAGCGCCGACCGGAACGTCACCGCGCTGTCCGTTCCGACCTGGAAGGCATTGGAGATTCGCTGCGCGCTTTGCTCCAGCGTGTCCGGAAGCCCGGCCGCCTCACGATTGATCGCCTGAGACTGCGACAGCAGCGCAGGAAGCACCCGCTGCGTGGTCAGCTCACCGGCCTCAGCCAATTCCCGCAGCTGGCCAACGGTGACGCCCAATCCATCGGCCAAAGCCCGCGTGATTCGGGCGCCCTGTTCGCTGACGGAGTTGAACTCGTCGCCACGCAGCACGCCGCTGCCGAGTGCTTGCGCCAACTGGCGGCTGGCGCCGGCGGACTCCGCCTGGCTGGCACCGGAAATCCGGAAGGACTTGGCAACCAGGTCCGTCAGCCGGACGGCGTCTTCGGTGTCGCCGGTGAGCTGGCGGATTGCCGGGGCTGTGCGTGCATAGAGGTCGGCGGTCGCCTGCAGCGCTTGGCCGTTGTTCTGGGAGACCTGCAGCAGCTGCGCCTCGCGCTTCGCCAGCTCCGCAGTGCTCTCGCTGACGTTGGCGATGCGCGCCTGGACATTTGCATAGGCATCCGCGCTGCGCGTGGCCTGCGCGATCGCCGCGCCGGCAAACACGGTGCCGATGATCGAGCCCAAGCCACCCGCAGTGCGCGTAGTCCCAGCAAACTGCTCATTGACGCCCGCGATCTCGGCGCGTAGGCGAACGGCGGCTTGGCGCAGTTCCGCCTGCGACAACGTGCCGCTGGTTTTCAGCAGCTCGTATGAGCCGCGAAGGCGATCAATCTCGGCGCGCAGCTCGGCATGCGGCCGCAAGTTGAGGTTCTGGCGCGCATCGGCCAGTCGGGCGGACTGCTGCAGCCCGCCGAGGATCTCGGCATTGTTGCCGACGATGCCATCCGATCGAGCAATCTGTTTCAGCTCGCGCAGCTGCCGCCCAGTTTGCCGCGCACGCTCGGTCACGCTGGCGAATGCGGTCTCGGCTTGTTTGAGCTCGTCGGTAATGCCGGTGATGCCGTTCTCTGCACCATCCAGTCGGACGACAGCATCGCGGAGCGGCCGCACACGGGCTGTGGCTTCGGTCAGCTCCCGGGAGAGCGCCTTGGCATCCTCCATCAGCGTCTTGAACGCTCGGGCGCGGTCGACTTCGTTCAGGTCGCGAAGCGTCTGACCTTTGTCGACACGGATTCGTAGCGCGAGGTTGAGATCAGTCATTGAATCAATGCTCGAGCTTGCGCAGCAGCTGCCTTAGCTTCTCGGGTTCCAGCTTCAGCGCCAGGTGAACGTTGACCTGGCGCGCGAACGCTTGTCTCTGCAACCAGCCAATCTGTCGGATGTAGTCCCAAATCTGCGGCAGCGTGTAATGCGGGATGTCGGCTCGGCGATGCCCGTTGGCAATCAGGACGGTGAAGATGCGGCCCCAGCCGCCGGTATCTCGGGGAGACTCGCGGCGATAACGCGGATCAGGTTCTTCATCGTTCGCGTGATCATCGGCATCACGCACTGGAGAAAAAAACCTTCATTCACCGTGATCAGCGCGTCGGCCAGCTTGACGACATCGTCGACCAGCAGGCTGCCGACGAACTCGTCCATTTGGTTACTGAGAATCGCGATCGCCTTCATCGTTTCTTCCGGATGCGTCATCAGCAGCGCAATCGGATCCAGATCGATCGAGTCCGGCAGGGCTACGCGGCCCTCGGTCGATGCCGGCAGCGAGAACATTGCGGCGAACAATGGCTTGCAGCGCACCATCTGCTGCCACTCCATTGGCGTCACCAAGACCGTACCCTTGCGGGTCTGAACGGGCACCGGCTCCGGCGCGTGAATGCTGGCGTCGTTGCTCATCAGCGGATGATCAGCTGCAGTTCGTTGTTGGCCGCGGTCGGAATCGCACCGAACTCTGTCTGGAAGTACACCAGGCCTTCTTCACGGCTGAAGTCCGGGTTATCGAGTTGGGTGGTCGGGCAGCTGATGAACCACTGATTGCCGGCTACGCCATGCGTGAGGCTGAAGCCGGCGTTGGCGCCGGTGTAGAGCGCGTTTGCGGCGTCTGCGATCAGGTTGCGGCTCAGGCTCGCGAGGCGCTCCCATTCGAGCGTTGCTCGGCCGGTGACATCACGGTCGGTCGCCAGTACTCGGCCGCGGCCGTCGCCGATGTTGTTCTTCAGTGCGTAGGCGTTGCCCAGGCCGACCTCGAACGCCCGCACGCGGAAGTTCGCAGTGGTGCCCAGCGTAAGGCCGTGCAGTACGAATCCGGTCGTGTTGACACCGTTGATCGCCAGCGGATCCGGCCAGTTGGCGAAACTGACGCCGCTCAGGTTGGCGGCGTCCGTGAAGAAGCTCGGATCAGCAACGCCGGTGAACTCGAAATTCACCTTGCCGAGCTGATTCACCGCGCCGGTGGCCCGCCAAGTGCCGCGGCAGCCTGTCACGACGTGCCGGGTTCCATCCTGGAAGTAATACAGCGTGCCGGACGGCGCTGCCTGCGGCGCGATCAGGCTGTAGGTGTAGCCGGTGGCCATGGCGTAGGCCATCGACATGCCGCAGCAACGGATCATCGCGTCCAGACCCGCGATCGGTGTTGGGGTGGCACCCAGCGCGCCATAGCCGCACATGTCGACCTCGACGCTAAACGTCACCGACGTGCGCGTGACGATACGCGGGAACCGGCCAGCCCAGCTTCGGATAAACCGACCTTCCACAGTCTCCACGTTCAGCGGCTTGAACGTGATGTTGGAGACCTTGATGACATCGGTCGCGGTGGGGATCGCATCCGTGCCTTCGGTGGTCTCCACCTTGAAGAAGGCTTGAATCTCATTTTCGTAAAGGGACATTTCCGGAGCTCCAGCTCAGAAGTGGAATCAGGTCGACTGCAGCGAGCCCGCGCCCGCAGCGGCGTCGGTCTCGGCGATCGGGGCGTTGTCAGCCAAAGACCATCGCTGCCAGCGGGCTGCTTCCGGGTTGTAGAAGCTCACACCGGACTCGTGCTGATACGGGTTCGGCGGCAGCTCAGCCGGTATGGACGCAACTGCAGCTTCGGCAGCGGGCACTGTTGATTTCTTGCTCATCTGGATACCGCCTGAAGGTGATAGGAGGTCTTGAATTCATCGGCCCACAGCAGGCCAACCGTGGGGCTGTACCGCAGCACTGATCCGCTGACATAGGTCAGCGGCGCATATCGGCGATCAGGGGTCCAGCCGATCAGGTGCAAGCCCAGCGCATCACTGATGTCCAGCGCTTGGTCAACCGCGGCATCGCCGGTGGTATCGGTCAGGTTGCGAACCCAATAGGCCACTGTGATCCGGTGTTCCAGCCGCTGCCCGACGTTGCCGATGCCAATGCTGTCGCCAGCGGTGCGGGACTTCAGATAGACGAAGGCACCTTCGGCGAACTGCCCCTGCTGCACGGCCGCAGCGAGCGCCGCTGCGCCATTCACCGCATTGAACTGGTCCATCAGCAGCACGCGATCGCGGATCAAGCTCGGGCGCATCAGTAGCGGCTCCAGTCAAAGCCGCTGACCGCCTGGCCAGCCCGTGCTGGACTGCGACCAGGCACTGCGGAACCAACAGTGCTCTCCGCTGCAGCTGCGCCTTCGATCGACGCGCGGCTGGCCGCGACATCTCTCAGCCAGGCGATCGCCGCCGCGTTCCGCTTTTCCGGTTCGCCTTCAGCGCTGACGCCGAACAGCTGAAACCGGGCGATATCGCAAACCACGCGAGTCAGGATCGCGTTGGCTGCTGTGAGCGGCACCTGATACCGGCTGCTGAGGTAGCTGTCCGCAGTGGCAATTGCGGCCGCCAACGCCGCAGCAATGTCTCGACCCTGCGCTTCCAGACCGCTGATTTCGGCGGCACCGAACGCGGTGACGAGATCGCTGCGCGTGGCGTACGGCATGCGCTACCTCGCCTTGGCCTTTCTCTTGCCCTGCGACTGGACGACGCTGCCCGCCGATTCGGCGGGTGCACTCGCCGCTTCGCCTGCAGTTGCGGCGCCCGTAGCTGGCAACACATCTCCGACCACGGGTGCAGCGGTTCCACCTTCATCTTCGCCGGGTTCATTGGATTCGATTGCTGCCGGAGCGGATATCGCCTGGTGTTGCTGCTCGGCAAAGATCGGTAGCTCTGCACCGATACGGATACGTTCGGCTTCGATCAGGCCTTCGCGCTGGTCATCCGCCAGCCCGTTCCAGGCTTTGGCAGTCA